TATATAAAGAAGAAGATTTGGTTAATGGACAAATGGATATCATTTTGGATGTTGAAGAAACACTAATGGCATAACAATAGGAGTTAATAATGACAGAAGCAATTGTGAAAAAAATCTCGCACAAAAAAACAAAAAAGAAAGACGAAACAAAATTAAACAACATGATGAAAAAATTTAATCCAGAAAACGGAATATTATTTACTAAATCATATTCTACATCATCAGATATTACTTCGATAGAGTATAAAATAAAAGGCGATCAAGATATCATTAACTATGTTGAAACAAATTTTTATGATTCACTATCATTATTAACAAAATATAGATTTATACCTTATAAAACAGATACTGGCGAATATTTTAACATGTTGGCAGATGAAAGAAACGGAAATTTAAATCAAGAATTTTCAGAATTTATTACGGAATATCCTATCATAACACTATCTCAATTAATGGATAATGTATTAACTATTGATATTAAATTAAATTCTAAAAAATTATCTGTTCATGATATTATTGCTATAGGAAATATTGAATATATTATAAAAAATATTTCAGATAGACACTCAGAAATAAAGATTCTTACTGATAATATTAAGAAAACAATTTTTTCTAATGATATTATGAATTTAGATCCACTGTTATTCGATAAATATCAGACCATAATGATGGCAAAATCAGATGAAGATAGTTTTTATTCAGAAGAATTTGAAGATGATGGAATTTTAAGTTAATTTTTCTTGATTTTTTAATTTTTTCAAATATTATATTAGAGCGTTTTATTAATTTTATGTTTTAGGAGATTTACTATGGCAAAATCAGTTAAGTTGAAATTTGACAGAGAATCAGAATTTTCGGCAAAAGCAATTGTTATTTGTGACAAATTGTTGGGCGATGGATTGGATAGAAGAGAATACAAAACCATAACTTATGAAAAAAACGGTAAGGTTATTGTTTCATCTGAAGGATTTGAGCATATTGTTACTTCCGTTGATGAACTCGTTGTTAAAATTTCGCCATTAGATGATTTTTTCTCAAAAGTAACTTTTGAAGTTACAAAGATTGATTCAAAAGCAAAATTACCATTGTCTATGTTTGGTGTTAGAGGGTTTAATATTCTCATTGATTATAAAAATGAGATTTCTGGCTCAGAAGAACTTCCAGATGATAATTAAATAACATGAATCACCATATATTAGAGAAAATAAGAAATATTATTAATTCTGTAACAACAGAAATTAATATGATTATAGATAATGAAATATATGGTGATTCTTCAGATTTTATCAAAAAAGATGTGGAAATAAAACAAAACCAATCACAAGAAATAAAATCAGAATCACCAAAACCAATATCTATGGAAGATTTCATTAATCCTAAATTTAAAGGGTCATCTGTTGAAAAATTTATAACTAGTGTCGGAAATAATAATAACGAAAATACAAACGAGTTATTTGAATCAATTCTTAAAAAAATATCAATGGAGAAAGAAAAAAATGAGAAGTAAATTATTTAAAATTACATATACTGATCTAAATTGTATTAACAAAATAACCAAAACTAGTCCAATAGTGACAAAATATTCATATGCAATTAATTTTGCAGGTTGCCTTTCTATAATTAGAGATCAATTTCATATTAATGAACAGTGTGTTATTAATATAGAAGTTGTTTCTGATAACATGTGTATTAGTGAAGATAGCTATTCTGAATTGTTAAATTATAGAAATGAAATTTTTAACACTCATATAAATGATGATTTATATGAACAAATAACAGATGGTAGTTTTTCAGAAATCCCGATGAAAATAGGTAGATATATTCAAAACATCAATGTAGATTGTATTAAAAAAATAACCAATGCTTTATTTAGATCTGGCGACCTATTTTCAAAACAAAACCCGTTTTATCACAACAATACTTCTTTTTTCTTTCCTGCTAGGTCTGGTTTTAAAACAGTTTATTACATACAAAATATTTCACAAGATAAAAAATCTTATTATTGTTGTATTCCTCATGAAAACTTATTAAAAAAAGAAGAAATAACAATAGATATGTTAAAAGATTTTAGAACATTCGTTGTTGACAAATATTCAATAACAGATGATGATTTAATGAGAATGAAATATATAAAAAAATGGATTCCTATAGAATTTTTACATTTATTTGTTGATTATGACAGTTCATACAATATACAAATGGAAATCGCAGATTCTATGCATTACACAACAGATAATTAATAATAGGAGCAAAAAATGAAACAAAAATTTAAAATTATTTTATCTCATGCCGCAGAATTACCAACAAGAAATAATCCATCTGATTCAGGAATGGATTTGCGAGCTAAAGGATATATGAAAGATGGTATAACACATTGGTTTGACGAAATGACAATAAAAGACATTTCGCTTATGCCAAACGAAAGAATTTTAATTAAAACAGGTATACAAATTAAAATGCCAGAAAAAACTTGGATTGATGATAATAAAAATGTTCACATCGTTGATATTCAAGTTAGACCAAGATCTGGATTAGCATTAAAAAATGGTATCACGGTAGTTAATACACCTGGTACAGTAGATAATGGATATATTAATGATATTGGCGTTATTTTATTGAATACTTCGGGTGATACATTTGTTATTAACGAAAATGATAGAATAGCACAAATGATTATTACAGATTGTATTCTAACTACAAATGATGATTTTGAAATTGTTAATTCTTTTGATGAAAAAACAGATAGAGGTATGGCTGGTTTTGGTGATTCAGGAGTTAAATAGTAGTTTCATCAACTGGTTCTAAATATCTATCTTCAGTTTGATTTATATCTAATTCTGGTATTAGTCTTTTCCCTTCTGCGTCATATATTTTTATTAATGAAAAATAAAAAGAAATATCAGCAGTCATATATTCACTACTTTTAGTAGATAATGTTATTCCACCTACAGAATTAACCCAAGCATCAACAAATTCATATTGTAAAACAGTTTGATGATTTGTATCTTTTATATTGACAAAAATAGTTCTATATTCTATAGGAAATTGCTTTGTTAATAATAAATTATTTTTTAATTGTTGGTATTTAGGATTATAAACATCTACAGTATTAGCTGGTGCTTTTAATAATTTTTCTGGATCTTTTAATCTATGTAGCCATCTTAACAATTCGAGATAATCGTTAAAGTTGTCATCTAATCGTATGGTCATCGTTAGTTGGTCGTATGACATTTTTCCTTGTGTTGGATATGGAATATTAATTCCATTAAAATTTTCTTCTACAGGTGGAATAGAGAATCCTGGTAAAACCATATCTGTTATGTAAAAAGTGACTTCTTTTGAGTTAAATAGTTCATCACTTTTTATAATAATTTGAAAATTATTATTTTGTTGTAGATTTAAATTTTGTGTAGTCATTTTTACCTTGTTTTAATAATTTGTTTATCTATTATTTGTATATCGCTATCATCAAAAACAACAATATTTTTAACTTCTTTTCCTTTTTCAAAGGAATCAAAAATAACACCATCAAAACCGTATTTTTTTAAAAATACAACAACCATTTTTTCATTATCATTAAAAGCATATTTTAATGTTGAATAAAGTTGTTCATATGTGCTGTTGTGAAATACAAACCAAAACCGTATTTCGACACAGCTTCACCAGTTCCTACTTTATTCATATCAAATTTATCAAAATTTAATCCTGTTCCGTGATATGCTGTAACATATTCTTTTAATAATGATTCTTTTAAAAATTGTTTAAATGTTTTCATTTTATTTCCTTTTTATCTTGGAAAAACATCGCCGTAAATTTCTTTTTCGTAATTCTCTGGATTTCTTTCTTTAAAATAACGATATAATCTTTTAATTATCTTTTTCTCAATATCTGGTTTAATATATCTTGTAAAAGATTTTGAAATTTTAGTCAAAGCATATTTATAAAATTCATCGAAAGACGATAATATTTGTTTATATTTAACATTTCTTATGCCAGTTAAATCATTTTCTATATCGCTAACAGCAGATTGGTAATAAGCATTATACTCTATTGGTTGATTAAAATAATCAGTTAAAATTTTTTCATCTGATAAATTTTCTGGTGGGTTAATATATCCTTTAGTAAATTTATCTTTTGTTTTTTTCTCATCTAAATAATGAATCAACTCATGTATAATCATATCTTTTATCTTTGAATCATTTACAATTTGTCTAGCGAAATCTTTAGCATTAGGTGGGTCTTTCATAAATATGTTTATTTCATTATCTACATATTCACCACCATAATGATAACCACCATAAAAAGTAAAAACTAATGGTTTCAATTCTGGTATGGTTACATTTAATTTATAATGATAGTTTTCATTACTAAATTGATGAAATTTTTTATTATAATTTTCTTGTAAAATATTTTCATGCACATATTTGTATAAAACATTGTATATTTTAACTGCTTCAATTCTTTGTTTTTGATCTTCTTGTTCTGATTCTTTCATTAAAAATTGTTTAAATGTTTTCATTTTATTTTCTCTAATATCAGTGGAACTGGAGTTAAATCTTTTCGATAACAGAACAATATTACCATTACCATCTTTAGTTATTAACTCCGATGATTTAATTGCTTCTGGTCTAAATACGACAAATGAAATATTTTTCTTACCATTAAGATTTTCTATTTGTTTAACTGAATCAAATCCATTATTAATAAAAAAATGCATTGCTAAATCGGTTAACTGACGTGTATAAAACCAGATATAATCATTTTGAACCGATTGAATGACTTCACCTATTGTTATAGAAATATTTTTAAAACCTTTTTCTTTTAAAATAGAAATGAATTTTTTCCAACCAATTTTTTCATAACCATATTCTGTTAAATCTAAAATGTTTTCTAATTTTAAATATACAGAATGTATATTTGAATTTTGATCATCTCCTGCAAAATTTTTAGCATAATTAGTATCTGTTGTGAAATATGCTGGTACTTTAAATGTATTAAATTTCGATTGCCAAGTTCCATGATAAACTATACCAATATTATAACCATTTTTTTCAGCAGCTTGTTTTACTAATTTTTCTAACAAGTTAACATCATTATTTTTAATTGCTTCAAAATATTTTTTATCTATATCTAACATTCAATTAGCCTTTATTTAAAATTTCAGAAACTTGTTGCTCGAACTTGTTAGAATCAACTAAATCTTTTATTTGTTGGTTTTGTTTATGAAAAAAACCATATTGTTTCATTTCCATATCTGAATCATAATGCCTTTTAACCATATCTGTATATATCTTAAAATCATCTTTATTATATTTTAATCTTTTAAATAATTCTTCTAATGAAAAATTTTCAGTAGGATGAAATAATGTTTTTTCTGGATATTCGTTAAAATATTTTTTAAATATTTTTTTAAAAGAATCTATGGTGTATTTTTTGATTTCATTATTTGATCTAACAAAAATTCTTTTAATCATATTAGGATCTAAATCACCAATAAACAATGCTTGGCTTTCTGGATTATCAAAAAACATTTGAGCTAATTCTGGTCTATCCGAATCAGAAATCGGTTTAAACATATTTGTTTTTGCATTATTTAATTGTCGAACTTTTTCTTCGTTTCTTTCTTCATCATTATCGAAACTTTTCGATTTTTGTCCTGGTATATAATAATGTCCACCTGGCCAAACTGGAGCTTCTAAATCATTAATATTAGCCGTAAATTCTATAACAATATTTGACCTAGCAAATTTAAATGCTATTTTCGGATCAATTGAAACAAATAAACCGTTCGGGTTATTGTTATGTTCATATGAGTAAATTCTTTTTGCAATTTCTTTTCCTGTTAATCCATTAGTAATGACATCAATAGCGTCTTTTAATTTATAAAAACCATGAAACACCCTAATTTTATCAGTGTTTTTAATAGGGTTTTCATTTCTTGGATTTGGATTAATATATCTAACTTCTTTTAAATATTGTTTAAAAGTTAATAAACTACTCATTAATTAAGCTCTCTATTTGAAATAATAAATTTTGTAAATCCTGTTTATTAACTGTTTTTATAATTAAACTATTATCAGAAATAGCTACCGAAATAGTATAACTACCATTTTCTTTCTTTTTGATGTCTATTGTTTTTGTATAAACCATTATATATCACCTTTTTATTTTTATTTATTATTTTTCTTGACTTTTGAATTTACATAACATAAACTGATTTTGTAAACTTATTAACGAGGAGAACAAAATGAAAAAATTAAAATTATTTTTGATTACAGGAATTGAGGCTGAAGTTGGTTATGATATGGATAGAGCAGATGTTGTTTGTGCTGAAGATGAAACAGAAGCTTTAAGAATTAGTAATGTGACAGTCGGAATAGAATCAATAAAAGAAATAGGACAAGCAAACAAAAATATCAAAAAAGGCATAATAATATCAGATTGTAATCAGGGATAATAAAATGAGATTATGGCATCCAGATATCATCAAATATCTACCGAATAAACAAGTTTTAGGTCAACACAGAGAATGTTGTGCTCTTAGAGGACTAGGTTGGGGTAAAAAACATCAGGTAGTAGATTATGTTTTCAAACATTCTCCAAATAAACTATACTGGTATCATCATTCTTTAATATTATTTCATATGGCAATAAACAGAGGCTTTACAATTGATGATACATGGCGAAACCCATTTTATCGTGGAAAAAAATCTCCAGAATGGGATCGTAATTTTTTTGATTATGAAAAAGGAAATGTTGCTTATAATGAACACGATGATTTATATCTACTAGAAAATATTCTTAATCTTAATAAAAAAGGAGTATTTTTAACAGAAGAAAAAACATCTATTTCAGATTTTGCGTTAGTTAAATTAGATACTATGTTATTTAAACATGTGAAACATTTTTTTAAACAACATGAAAATATAATAACAGAATATAATATTACCGATTTGAAAGATTTAAAAAATGTACAATATAAATTTTATAACTGGAGTTAAATTATGGATTTTTTACCAGAAGGAACTAAAATTTTATTTGAACTTGAACCAACAAAGTTAATTAAAGCAGAAGTAGTAGGATTGATATCAAAACACCCTATAGAATTAGGCGGAAGTAGATATATCATAAGAGCGGAAAAAAACGAATATATTCCAAATAATTGTTATAATTATTCTTGTTTAGCAGCTTATGAATCACAATTTAAACTTTTATAACTGGAGTTAAATATTAAAATGAGTGCAGGAAGAAGCATAAACACTGGGAGCCAAAGCTGGGGAACACCTCAAAAATATATTGATGCTGTTAAAAAGGTTTTTGGTGGAAAAATTGATTTAGATCCTTGTTCAAATGAATTTTCTCTGGTCAACGCCACAACAGAATATTTATTGCCAGAAAAAGATGGTCTAAAAGAACTATGGAATTATCCCACCATATATGTCAATCCACCTTATGGTATTGACAAAGAACGAAAAACATCTATAAAAAATTGGCTGGCAAAATGTGCATATGCAAATGAGCACTACAAATCAGAAGTTCTGGCTCTAGTTCCTGTTGCCACCAATACTGGTCACTGGAAAAAATATGTATTTACAAAAGCAAGAGCTATTTGTTTTTTATATGATACGCGACTTCGATTTTTGCAAAATGGGAAAGATACGGGTAAAGGAGCACCAATGGCATGTGCAATGATATATTGGGGAAAAAATTATGATAAATTTTATGAAATTTTTATAGAGCATGGTGCGGTTGTAGATATTGGAAATTTAATTGGTGAAAAAATTGAATCTGATAGAGCTTATGAATCACAATTTAAACTTTTATAACTGGAGTTTTAAATAAATATGAAAATAGATATTTCAAAAATAAATCAGAAACTAACTTATGGTGAAATAGTGGATGGTTGGGCAATATGTTACAAATCAAATCTGTTACAAGTTATGGATTCAACATATATTATTAAAATTTACAAATATCATAAAGAAGAATATTATAAAGCTTACTTGAGCAATATCAATTGTAATTATTTCACTGGAGAAATTTTTGTTGGTAATTGTAAAACAATTGGTGAATGTTATTTAACTATAGAAGAAGCTAAAGAAAATGTTTTAATTTTCTTAAAAAATCAAATAGATATTATAAATGGATTCGTTACTGAAAATTAATCAAAAACAACAGATAACGCTGTTATTTTTTGTGTTCCTATAAATTTAACTCGTATATAAACAGTATTATTACAATTTACAATATTATTTGTTCCAAAACTAACATGTCCTGTAGCACCAATTTGACCACCTGTATTATTTAATGGCATTCCATTATTCCAATCTCCCACAGAATATGTTTTTATACCAGATACCCAATCTGTTCCACCAGAAGAAGTACCATCCCATGCTTTAGCTAACTTGTATTCTATATCTACATAAGTTCCAATTATGTTAATAGTCATACCACTAGAAGCAGTTCCAGTATGTTGAAATTCTCTATAATACCACACATCATTATCCATTGTAGAATAATCTGGTTGGTTAACACCATTAGGATTATAAATATTCCAATTTCTTAAATCTCTTCCGACACCACCATTCCATACAACAGCATCATTTGAGTTTAAATCAATAGAACTATTCCAACCGGCTTTCGCATTACCAGAATCGAAATTTGCAGTGATAGGGCATCTCCAGTCCTCATGATGAAAATATTCTCTAAGTCTAGTATTATTATTAACAAAAGTATCTATCAATAACGCATTGTCTGAACTATTAATCCAATCACCATCTGACCAATCTTTAGTTCTAGTTCTAACATTAGATGTAGAAGAAATAATATTCATATTTGGTATATCTATTTTCCAATTATTTTTTATATAACTAGCATTAGTATTATTCCAATTATTATCCCAATTAGATAACTCACCACCTTGTAAATTCAAATTATTGATGCCATATTCTGAACCATCTACTTCTATTTGATTTAATGGATAACTTTTGTCATTTAAATTGTCTATATCACTAATAACGACCGAAAACTCGGAGTTAATATCATAATATTCGATTCCAGAAATATATCTTGTAACAGGATTTATTTCACTCATGGATATACTATTAATAGTTGCCGAATTAGATTGATTATCATAAAAAATATCATTCTGAGTTTTGATGAAAACACCATCTGTAGAATTTGTATGAGTCATTCTAATCGAAAATCTACCACCAGTTGTTAAAATGTTTTGTATATCTATATTAACTATTATATTAGCTTTATATTTATTCGTATCTATTTCCCATCCAGACACAATAATATTCACATTGTTTGTAGTATTATTTATATTTCCACTTATTGTAACAATATTCGAAGTTATAATAATATTACCATCTGCACCAATTATTTCAACTTTAAAAGTAGTAGCTGTATTTTTAATTGAACATTTTACTGGTGTGAAATAACTTATTGTTGAAGAATTTATACAAGAATGTGATGACCCAGAAACCCAATCGCCTATTTGAAATTCATCATTTGGATTTGAAATATATCTATCTGTAGTTGTAATATCTGATATTAAACAAGTTCCAGTATTAAAAAATGGAGAATAATTTACTGGAGGTATATATACATTAACTTGTGTGGTTAGATTATCATCTTGTTGTGCTACTACACCATTACCGATAAAATTTAATTTTCCAGTAGCAGGATTAATAGATACGCCTTCATCTAATATCTCAACATTACCACCAGACCCAGTGTTATATTGAATTAATCTTTTACCACAACATTTCATTCAATCGTTTCCTGTTTTAATTCGATGGTTATTTCTGGATCTTTATCATTATATTCAATCAAATATTGTTTAAAAGTTTTCATTTCATTAATTTTATTTTTATTTAATAGATTTTGATTAACTAAAAAATAATGTGTGTGATATGGTTTATCCGATAATCCAGATGATTTAGAATAATCTGTTTTCAATATACCCAAATCAGAAAAATGTTTTAATATTTGTAATGCATTATCTGACGGCATAGAAATATAAAAATCTTTAATATTTATTTTTTTTGCAATATCAAATATTAAATTAATAATTTGTCTTCCGAAACCACTCTTTGGTGTTGATGCCCACCAATTAGTTAAATATATTTCTATTTCAGGATATTTTTTTGTTTGATCTAAAATAATTTGTTTTTCTCTTTCTATTTTATAAGTATCATTATTATATTGGTTAGATAAATCTTTAAATGAATCATACCCTCTTCTTTTCATATTACGCCTAAATGCAAAATCACCATATAAAATAGTACCTCTACCAAATTCATTCTTTATATCTACAGCAGTTATACCATATTCATCAGTACTTTCTTTAATATCTGAATTTTTTATCTTTAAAGATTCTCTAATATCTTCTGAAGCATTACTAAACCGTTTTGATAACGGTATAATATTTCCACTATCATCTTTAACCATCATGTCTGCTAATTTTATTTGATTTGATGAAAACACAACATAAACAGTATTGTCACCAAAATTAAAACCCCAAGACGGTTTTGTTATTATACCATCGTATTTTAATAATTTTTTTAATATATCATAAACCTTCGTGTAATCTCTACCACTATCGTTGATTATAGCACTTATTAAATCAACATCATTGTCATTATTTGTGTAATATGAACCAATTGCTTCATTTATAACACTATTATAACCATCACTATTAACATCACCCCAATTCGATAAAATATCATCGCCAGTCGGATCAATGTTTTTTATCAATGTGTATAATTGTTTTTTTGTAATAGTTTTTTTAATAGGATTTAATGATTTTGTAATTTTTAAATATGCGTGATATAATCTACCTGTTTTTGTATCTGAATACATTTGTGCTATATCTTTTAAATTTGTAAAATAAAAACCATAACCTTCAGTAGAACCAGTTTTTCCTAAAAAATTATATGAAAATTTATAAAATTCTCTAGGACTTCCGTGATACGCTTCAATAATATATCCGTTTTTTTTAGCTTGTTCTGAGACCATTTGTTCTAATAAAGCGGTATCATTATTTTTTATAGCTTCAAAATATTTTTTATCTATTTCATTCATGGATTTCTCATATTGGTTTAATATGATTTTATTTATTGTTTTTTATGATTTTATTATTGAAAAATAATCTAAAATTTCTTTAGGTAAAATATATTTTATCTCATATTTATTTAAAATTAGTAATGAATTTTTTATTTCTATTTGAATTTCTTTGGGTAGAATTGTTAATTCTGTCAAGAATCTTTTTATTCCTAATTCACAAAATGAAGCTGGCAAAATGGCTTTATTTGAAATAAAACCATGTTTGTAATTTTGAATTATGTTGATATCAGAAGATATTTTTTCACCAAAATAAAATTTTAAAGTTTCATTATTTAATTGAATCCAATAAGGAATTCTAATAATATTATAATTTAAAGATTTTGCAATATTATCTTTATATTCATCTCTCATTATGGTTAAAGCATCTCTGTAATGCGAATCACCATCAAATTCAATAATAATATTTTCATTTTTTATAAAAAAATCCCATCTACATCTTGAATTTAAAACTCTTTTTTCAATTTCGATATTTTGTTCACCAAAAATTTCTGACAATATGATTTGTAATTTACTTTGATTTAAGTAACCATCAACAATAATGTTTTTCATAAATATTTTATCCTCAAAAATATATTTATTATAACATAAAAATATAAAAAATCAATAAAATTATTATAAAACAGAAAACCCCTCAGAAGAGGGGTCAAATAAACAGATTACTAATTATATCTTACACATTCTGAATAGTAAAAGGAATTGGGCCGTCGCCGAAAGCATAGCTTAAACCAGTTGTATCAATATATCTGTAATATAATTTTGCACCAAAAGGATTATCAGCAAGACCATATCTTGTTCTGAAACCAATTCTTGGTTGGAAATCATCTTGACCAACTGCTCTGACCATGTTTAGCGGGATGTATGGGCAATAAAAAATTCCAGCATCCATTTCTGATTCACCTTTGTAACCAACAATAGCATAATCTCTAGTTGCAAATGTATCAACATAAACTTTGAATTTACCAGCAATCATACCAGCATATGCAATAGCACTGTTAGTATTGAAAGAAGTGTTAACATCAGACCACTGTACATAACCATCAAGAGAATCAAGAGCAACTTTAACATCCATTGAGCAAATAATAAAATTACCATTTCCTCTTCTGGTTGAGATTGCGATTTCGGAAGCAACTTTATTAATTAAATTATAAAGAGTTCTGAATCTTTCTTGTGACCATCTACCATCAACATTTGAATATTCATAACTTCTTGTTCCACCTTGAAATGCAGCAAATTTAATTTTTTCTACGATTTCTCTATTCATTTCTGCGAGAATTTCATAGGAAAGAATATTAATAAGTTCATTCTCAGCATCCATTCCATGAAGATTTTTAAGGTCTTCTGCAACTTCAAATGAGTAACGAGTTTTAAGAATTCTTGTTTTTGCTGTTACAGAAACTTTATCAATTGAAAGATTCATTTGATTAATTTCTCTTCCCATTTGTTCACCAGTTTCTCTATCATATGAACCAGAGTATTGTGCTAAAACAGCATTATACATACCTTCATCTGGAAGATCTACGAAAACATAAGGTGCAACTGACCAACTAGGATCTGCAATATCTGGAACAATAACATCATTTTTTGTGAAGAAAGGAGTAAGAGTTCCTGCGGTAAAACCAACTTGTCTATGTGATAATTTTCCAGCATCTAATCTTTCTATTAACATAGTGATTTCGGTAGATGTTTTTTCAACATAAAGCACGAGAGCATATTTTGTCTGAGTTCCACCAGACCAATCATTAGAAAGAACATCACCAACATTATAGTTAGTTGTAGGATTAATAGAACCGATATTTACAACTTTAACCATTTCATAATACTGAAGATTTGCAGCAGCAGAATTTGGTCTATTATCAAAAGGAAGTCTTGATCCCATAGGATTTTGACCAGGAAGTGGATATTGATTAGTGGTATCATTACCAGTATAATGTGCTCTCATAGCGAAAATCAACTGGGTTGGTTTATCCATAGGCTGTGTTCCAAGAAGATCTAAACCAATAAGGTCTGGAGCAACCCTTCTAAGCATAGGAATAAGAATAGAATCATACTGTTGAACATCTTGTACTGAATTGAAATTACCTACAGACATATCTTCATTAAGAGATTTGCCTTTAGGATTTTTCATATGTGAATACTGAGTATCCAACATAGCTGCAACAACTCTTTTTTTAGATTCTGTAAGTGGAGCCATTGACGGGTGATTAAGCACCTGACCCCATTTCTTTAACAACATTTGTGTTTTGGTACTGTTATTTTGTACATCAATCATTTTTGGTCTCCCATTAAGTAAGTTTATTAAAAAATTTAAAAAATATCATTTATTTATTCCAAAACATATTAGAAAAAATGGATGCGTCTATTACTTCAACATCATCTACGTTTTCAACAATTTTGGTTTTTTTACTAGCATCAATAATCTTTGCTTCAGTTAAAGATTTACTTCTGTTATTATTTTTAGTAACAACACTTTTTTTATCATTTTTAAGATTTTTATATTGTTCGATAACCATATTTAATTTATTTTTAAAATCTTGAACATTATTAAAATCAAAAGTTTCCATAAAAGTAGCTACTTTTTCTTTATCTGTGTAAGTCATTTCTTTTGTTGCTTCGTTGAAAACAAGAACTGATTCCATTTCTGCTAATTTTTCATTAACTTTTTTAACTTCATTTTCTAATGCTTCAGTAATAGTTTTCTGTTTTGAAATAACTTTAGTTAAAAAATCTTTTTCTTTTTTAGATTCCATAAGAGCATTTGTTTTTGTGCCAAAAAGATTTTCTACCATGTATTTCATTTCTTCATACATTTGAACTTTTTTGGATGCATCAATAGCTTCTTTGATTTCTTTTTGTTTAGTAGAAACAAAATTTTTAACAACATATTTGAGATATTTATTAACTGCTTCGGTAATAGTTGCTGCTTTTTGTGTAGCGAGTGCTTTAGCTTTTTGTTCAGCATACATTTCAAAAGCAATTGTCATTTTTTCTTTCATTGTATTAGAAAGAACTGATTCATTAATAGAATTAAATTCTCTTAATATAGATGCTTTTATTTTTTTTGCTTCTTTTAAGCATTCGTCAACAACAGCTTTATCTTCATTATTAAGATCGTCATAATTAGTAGATTCGATTTCTAAATTATGACCAACTGGAAGATTTTGGCCTTCATCTACTGTTTCATCATCTTCGGTATTTTCTAATTCTTCACCTTCTTCAGATTCAATACCTTCTTCAGATTCTTCACCATCATTTTCTAATTCTTCGCCTTCACCAGATTCAATACCTTCTTCGGATTCATCACCTTCTTCAGATTCATCATCAGTTAAAGACATATCAAAATCAATATCCATTTCTTCGGATTCGTCATCGTTAGATTCTTCACCGTTTTCGGTAGGTAACATATCATTAATTGTCTCATTACCTTCTGGATCAATAGACATTTCTTCATCATCATCTGAACCAAATTGTGATAAATCAATTTCTTCATCTTCAGAAATACCATCGATATTAATATCATCCATATTAGGATCATCCATAACATCTTCTTCTTCATTAATACCATAACCCATTTCTGCCAATTCTTGTTCAATTGTCATTTTTGGTTTATTGGGATTAGGCATTTCACATTCGTTTTCTTTAACTGGCATAGCTGGTCTTTGACCCTGTGATTTCAAATTACCCAACATTGACGCATTAGAACTACCACCAAGTAATTCTGTTTCATCCATTAATAATTCTTTTTCACTAAGATTTTTGTCCTCAGATTCTTTTATACCCATGTTCTGCCCACCTTTTGTATTATCGGTGAACGGATATTTCATGGCTTTTTTGATGTCGCCCTTGAGAATATCATCAACAATGTCCTTAATCTCCTTATTGATAGCTGTAGACACATTTGTCTTCATTGTTTTAGCAGCAGCATCAACAGAAGCTTTAGGATCACGATTTAATGATTTGCTCTCATTTTCTTTAAGCAATCTTTTTTTCATCCTATATCCTCCAAATAACAAAGTAAATTATTTCAAAAGTTTATTTAAAAAGCTCTTGTAAAGCATTTCTATATAAAGCTCTTTTTCTTTTTTTGTTAATAAACTATTTTTATTTATGATTTTAAAATTTTTTTCTAATTTGTCTGCAAAAAGGTAATTATCATCTGTGATCCAATCGTATTCTTTACCTTCAACTAATGTTCTCATCATTGCTGTTGCGACAGATGGATCGTGAACAATATCCCATGTAATAATTTGTAATTCTGTTACAATATTATTCATGTCATAATTTCCTAATGCCCTAGATGAAACACCAAGACAACCACCAATATCCATGATTTTTTTTATAGCATCACCTTTTGGACCACCGATTATCGCTTTGCCGTACCATTTTTTATCATATTTCTCTAATTTTATAATTCTTCCTCCAACTCTATCTAATTTAATAGAACTACTTTCTGGGTGATCGCATTGCATTAACGCACGATCTGTTTTTACATATTTTTCAACGAATCTTTCTATTTCTGGTGTTAATATTCTTTCTGGATATAGTCTTCCATTTTGATTTCTACTATCTGCTTCAGAAAAAATACCTTCTATATAATAATTTTTACCAATACCACCAATAGAATTTTCAATGATAAGATTTGTTTCATTAAAATTAGCAGATTCAAATAATAGTTTTGCTTTTTTTGATTTATGATTAGACATATTATTCTCCATTATTAATTGTTTGCCCATGTTTATTAAAAGTTATAGGTTTTTCTTTATCCATAAGAGTTAATTCTGATTTATTTTTATTTATTTTTATTATCTTATTATAATCTATGTTTATAATACATTCGCCTATACTATTAAAGAAACCAATTTTTCTATTTTTAGAAACTTGAAATAATTTTAATTCTGGAATAGGTGTTATATTAGAATAACTAAAATCAATAATTATTTTTCCATCTGTATTAATAACTCCATAATAATTATTGATATTTTTAATAATAAAATTATTAAATTCTTTTACTATGAATATTTTAGAATATTCATTTGAGTTAATAATATATTTTTTATTAGTAATAGAATATATACAATGATTATTTTTATTATAAATTGAAATAAGCTCTTCATTATTATTTGAGATAAATTCTATTTCAGAAAAAATAAATTCAAATGGGATAATTGTCTTTCCTTCTTCATTAATTAATCCGCAATTATTATTTTCATCACAAACAAAAAAATATTTATTATTAAATAATACAATTTTGTTTTCTTTATTGTATATAGCTTTATATTTTGGTTTTATTTTTAAATTTCCTTTAAAATCGATAAAACCAAACTTATTATTTTTAATTACACTAATTAAAATATTTTTTTTAGTATGTATTGGATATTCGTCTACATAATCATAATCACCATTAATAAGAATTATTTTGTCATTTTTTAAAATTAAAAATAATATTTTTCCTGATTTTTTAAATTCTTTTTTTAACTGCAATTCGTCTATTTTTTCATATTCTTGAAATATATTATCTATAGTATTTTCTTTTTTAATTATCGTTATTATTTTTAAATTTGTATTATTTTTTAAATCTTTTTGATATGACACAATATTATTATAATTTTCAGATAATAATTCTGATACACTTTCATTAAATAATTCTGTTAAATTTTTTTCTATAAATTTTTTAAAATAGTTATGCATTTATAATATTTAATAATATTTAATAATAATTATTTATAATTTTAATTAATTTTATATAATATGTTGAAATCATTATTGATTAGGTGGTAATTCTGGTGGTGGTGGGGTTTGTTCATTAGATTCCGGTGGTAGTTCTTCACCCATTGGTGGCATTTCCTCTCCACCACTCATGTCTCCACCTAAACCACCCATGTCTCCACCCATTGACGGCATACCACCTCCACCTAAACCACTCATATCGCCAGATTCTGTGTTGTCTTGACCAGCATTTTGTTTATATATTTCTATTCTTTTCTTCATTTCTTTAATTTTTTCATCATTCCAACCCATAATCTCTTTCATTACAAACATATCATCAAAATATTTTCCAACATGCGGATCAACATTATTAATTACATCTAATTTGGATTGTAATACATCTAATTTTAAAAAATCTGAAAAATAATTATCATTATGATATACATATTTAATTTTTGATAATACTGTTTCTATTTCTTCTTCATTAACTATTCTTTTCATAATCAACTGTGTTTCTAATAAATCTTCAAATATTTTTGAAAACTGTTGCCTTAATTTCATTATGAATTTATGAAATTTTAATTCTTCGAGAGTTAATTCACGACCAGAATTAAATGAAACACCATTGTTTTCTTTATCCGCTCTTCTGGAATATGGAACACCTAATGCTCGCCATATTTTTCTAGCAAAATAATTTAAATCTTCAACTTCAGATAAATTTTGACCACCCTGTAATGACCCAACTTCTGTTGTTGCTGCACCATTTCTTCTAGGAAGCCAAAAATCTTGAGTCATAGCCATATAATTATTTTTTTCAGTTATAGACCCTGTACCAGCATCATATACTTTTTCTTGTCTATATTGACGCATTAATGTTTGTATATATTGTTCTGCTTTATTTGGTGGCATATTGCCAACTTCTATATAAAATATTCTTCTTTCCGGTGCTCTAGTTATTCTATATATTAATAATGCATCTTCCAATAATGATAATTGATTAGATACTTTCAATGCTTTATGTAAATAAGAATAAGCATAAAATTTTGTTGGGTGATGTAACCCAGAATCCACATAAACCATCAGTGGCGGTTCAACTCTTAATGAAAACATATTATTTGAATAATTTTGATTAGGCATAGACCACATACCGTTTGTAGAATAGTAAGAAGACATATAGTTAGGTTTTCTTACTATAAAAAATTCATCTACTAATTTGTTTTTTAAAAAGCTGTCTTGTGAACCATAATTAAAAACAGTTTTACCATTATTATCTTCTTTACCAAACACATTATAATGTGTTATATAATAAGCATCTAACATATTTACTTTTAAAATACCATCCCTAACATAATCTGGATCAATTACTTTTTCAATATATATTTTTCCATCAACATACCATCTTTTGAAATATCTATGTCCATCAATATCAAAATTTAATAATGTATCACGAATATATTCAAATTCTTTTGTTATAATGTCCTTCAAAATATCTGATAATTCATCATCAACATAATCGATATTAACGACATGGTTTGCATTTGGGTCCATAACCAATGCTTCGTTAACTATTTCTTCTATTGCATCATCGACTTCTGGTAATGTTGACATATACCTATATCTTTCAACACATTGTTTTGCTTCTAAATCAAAAACATTTGTTGCTAAATAATTTGTTGCTTGATTAACATAATTTTCAACTTTTATTGCACCATTTTGGTCATAAATTTCACCAAATTCTGTGGTGTTTTTATGTTTATCTGCATTAACGAGACCTTTATCTATAATTCTCTCATATTTATCCTCAACTCTCTGGTGTGATTTGAGTTTATTTAAAAAACTAAACATTTGTGTCATATTAATATTTCTCGTAATTGTTTATTTATTTTATTATTTATGATTTCTATGAAATTTAAAAGATTAGAAAACTAATGGTACTCTATGACCAACACTATTTTCTCTAATATCCATTGACATATTGAGATTGGCAGTTGTATCTGATACTTTAATTAATAATAATTGATCTACCAATAAACAATCCATTGGTATACGATATGTTCCAGTAGCAGATATAGTTAATATTCTTTTTGAAATAGTACCATTAGTATCATATACTTCAGAAATATAATTATCTGGATTAAATATTCCATCTGTTCTTATTAACTCCTTTGTGACATCAATTCCTAAAGTAAACAATTCTAAAGTCAAATTAGTTGCTGCTTTTGTAAATTTTACATCTAATACTAAATTCTCAGTGTTATTAGATTTGATTTTATAAAAGAAATCAACATGTGGTGGTGTATCTGTTGGATAAAACAATATGTTTTTTGACTTAGCCCATTGACACTTCGTATCTGTATCTGGATATTCATTCCAATGATCGCCCAGAGTGTTTTCTAAATAAATTTTAATAGTATCATCTGGATTTAATTCAACGGTTTCTATTTTTCTATATTCGCCATCATATACAATATAATTGTTAGGTATTATTTCATCATAAGTACGAACATTAACTCCTATCATAACGATTGGTATCGCACCATCTGCACTTATTCTTCTAATCGTTGCTGTTGCACCATCAGAAGTGTCTTTAATGTCTTTGGGTATATCAAAAGTAAATCTTGAACTAATTGTAAAAGCCATATGTGTTATCCTCCTATTGAATTTATATAATTTATTTTCTCTTCCATATTAATATTTATTATTTTACTTTTATCATATATGAAAAAAATTAAATTTTCATGTATTTCATCAACAGTTTTATATAATTTGTTAAATATCATCATCAATAAAGAATTTATCGAAGGGTTTTTTGGATTATTATTTATTATATTATGTATTAATTCTTTTTTTATATCATTTGGGACATCATTTATGATATAATAAAAGGCGATTTCTTTTTTATTCATTGGTAAATTATAAATTACACCATTATCATAAAAAATAACTCTTTTATTTTTATAATTATAACTATATGGTAAACTATGTAAATATACTAATGATCTTTTAATATTATTAATAATATTTTGGTGGTAATCTAATGATTTTTCAGCCATTTTTCAGTTAATACCTCAAAATCCATATTGTTATTTTTGGCATATTGAAATGCTGCTTGCCATTTTGCTTGATTAATAAAAAATGTCGATAGTTTTACACGATATGTTTCTGTAATTCGTTTTGTTTCTTTAGGTGGTCTCGTTTCACAATCTGGTTTTATTTCTATTAACGCCTTTTTTATTTTTTTAATTTTATTACCATCAATATCGGTAGTATATTCGTTAGAGACATATTTTATCCAAAAATCAACAAAATATCTATGGTATTTTCCATCTTTTGGTGATATATATGGTATTATTGTTTCTTCAGACGACCATTCTAATATACCAGAATTCAAATCACAATAATTCATAAACTGGAGTTCATAAGAGCTTCTATATATGATATTATTACAATCACCTTTATATTTATGTTTGTTTAAAGGTGTATATTTACCTTGTATTAAATTTCTGTGTTTCATAATGATTATTTATGATTTAATCAAATTTTATCCAGGATAACTGTTAAATATAAAATCACCAATAGCATTTATAAATAACGATAACTGTGGAGTAATGGTTATAGCTTGTTTTACCATATCGGAAGAGATCAAATTAGATATTTGTACGGGATTAAAACCAGAAGAAGTCAATGCTGCTGTTGGTAAAATAGATGATGGTTTAGCAACAAGTCCTGTTGCGACACTATTGTGAGTTAATTTCATAACATTTGCCATAGCAATCAAAATATTGTTAAAAATATTGTTTTTTGATTTATCTTTTAATAAATCTGTATTATTTTCACAAAAATCTTGGAATCTTTTGAAATTATCACCTAAATTTTTTACAAATGTCGGTGCTGCACTATTACTTTGTACTATTTTTGAACTTTCGTTTAAAATAAAATTACCAAATTTATCTAAATCAATGTTAGCAGAAGATAACGGGTTACTTAATGGAATATATGATGTAATTTTTACAGTTAATGGTAACGGAACACCCATTTATTGAGAATCCTCATAAGTAGATATTTGTAATTTTTTAGATTCGACCATCGGGTGTGCAACTTTTGCCAAAGCTAGAGAAGCAGTTGCTGGTACAGCACTAGCTATAGTATCTGGTGTTGTTGGATATCCAAGATTACCAGTATGTATATGTGTTTGCATAGCAATTATTAAATTATTAACACTTGTTTCTATTTGTGTCATCCACACATCTAAATTTGTATAGTTTACAGCAGAACTTCTATTTAAATCACCACCAATATCTATAATTGCTTTATTTTTGTTAGCAGAATATACTTTAATATTACCATCTTCTTGTATATCAAATTTAACGGTTTCTGTTCCATTATTCCATTCTGTATGTGATTTATCTGTTATTTTTTCATTGTTAAATTTATCTTTAGTTATTTCATTTACTGTTTGATTATATTTTGAATTTTTATCATTTATTGTTCTTATTAATGCAAAATAATATGGATTTTGTTTATTTATTATTGATTCACCAGTAAAAAAACACCATACCCAATCATTTATAGCAGGAACTTCAAATTTTCCATATCCACCGTCTATACTGCCTTGAAGTGGCAATGCTGGTTCAGCCCACGGTAAGATCGAATCCGGTATTTCGCCTTGATCGAAATTATGAACACCTAATATTCTAACTTGAACTCTTTGTAAATTTTCTGGATCAATATTATTAATTATTTTTGCTTGATAAAACATATTTTAAACCACATTATTTATTTTATAATCTATATTTAATAATCCAGCAGCATTAGCTAAATCTCTATTCATATTTCCATAAGCATCTTTTATTAATATCAATTCTGTAGTAGTAGTTTTATAATTACTCGTGGTATTATTATCACCAAACATATTATATTTTAAAATTATTTCTCCAACCATCCATGAACCAGAAAACATATTATCATTTTCTGTTCCTGTTTTTGGTGTTGAATAAGATACTGTTTGACCTAAGATAATATCGAATGTTCCATGTAAAGTTATTTTGGTTTTATACATATTAATCATTTCTCTACGCATATCATATTTACCATATGAATCTATTAAATCTAAATTGTTAGTATAATATACACAATCATGTTTTTCTGCGTTATATAGTTGTTTTTGTCTATATAATGATTTTTTTCCTAATGTGTAAATATTATCTAAATATGATTTATCCATTTTGTATGTTTTTGTCATAATATCTTTAGTTTTAGGATTAAATGCAACAAAAGTGCTACCAAACCCTCTATTCTTCATAGCACGTTGAATATTGATGCCAGAAATGAATCTATCATCTTTAATTTTGTACAGTTTCATCCCATCTTTATATGAACTAGGTGGCTCTTTTACTAATGGAATAAGTGGTGCAGCAGATAACAATGACGACAACGATCTAAAATGTAAACCAAAGAATGATTCATAAAAAACAAAAAAATCATCTGTACCATTTTTAGCAATTTTTTTTAATTCATTAATCACATCGATAGGATAAGAATAAGGTATTATGAAATTAGAAAAAACATAATCCGTTTTCTCAATATCAAATTTAACTTTTTGATTATCATTTTTATATAGATAATTATCACATAAATCTTGAACTATTTCATGTATTCTAGTTGGTCGAGAATATCCTTTGGAAATTTTATCTTTATTATTATACATATATGTGCTTATTAAAGATAATCTATATCTATTTTTATTATTACCACCAATATTTTTATCGATTATATCTATGGATGCTACAACAAACATTTTTGTCATAACAGTAATGATACCCAATACATTTGTCATAGTTATCATAATATGCTCACCACCAAGAAGTGGCACACTTGTGTTCATATTATTATATGTATCATTGATTATCAAAGTACATTCTGCCATAGAATTTATAGAAGTTCTAATTTCAAAAGATTCTGTTTCTGCCGTAATATCTATACCAGTATTATTATAATCAAACATTATAATTTGAGTTAATAATGACCTCTCAAAAATTTTATTTTGTTGATCTTGTACTATATTAGGCATTTAATAACCATTTGTTTTTTTCATAAAATCATTATAAATTTTTTTCATTATCGTTTCATCTGGAAGCCAAATATCTCTCTTTATATCATTTTCTCGTTCCATTTCTGTATAATATTTGTCAATCATTAATTGAACTAATGGGTCTTGTGTATTTGTTGGATCAGAAATGTCTAAATATGAGTTGAAATTCGTCATATATTCTTCGTTGAAGTTTACTAAAATTTCAGAATGATTTGAAACATATTCCGATACATCCAATGGGTTTGTAATTACATATTTTGTAGCATATGTTATCAGTTCATCATTAGTAAGAATCCAATCAAAAAAAGGATCTTGTTTTTGATTTAATAAAAGAATTAAAAACCAATATTTATACGAATTATAAAATTTTAACGAAATTGATTCTGGTGTTTCTCCATCTATTATTCTATATTTTTTAAAAAAACTCATATTTTTATTTAAATATTCATAATAAAATTCCAAAGAATAAAAATAATTTTTAATAATATGTGGTATATCGTTTTCATCTATACGATATTGAATATTTGGATAATTATTAAACATTATTATACCTACATAAATGGATAATTAAATAATTCTTGGTGTGTACTAATATCTGCTTTCATTAAAGTTATTTCTAATTTAATAAACATTGGGTATCCGTCTGTACTCAATAACACACTCCCTTCTGCTGTGGTCGAGGTATCTACCTTAATATTAGTCAAATAATATTGTCTATATGGTTTTAATATTCTTAGATTATCATCTTTATCCATAGCGTCTTTAAATAATGTTTTATTAAAATCTGTAGAAATAGCTCGCATAATTAACACTGGTGGTATGGTATAAAAAAAACTGCTTTTCTCAAAATTAGGAACGGATAAACTCACAAAGAATCTAATTATCATATTAATATGTTCCATTTCTTTTTGACTTCTTGGTACAAATTCCCACGACAATGTTTGCTTATCTAGTTCAACTTGTCCTACTGTTGGTGAAACAAAATCTCGCATTTCGTTTCCTGTTTTCTGAACTATAGATTTTGTAGCTTTTGATATAAGATTTTCTGCACCTGTGAATTTATCGTATAAATGTTTTATACCAGTTGTTATAATATCTTTTGTGACAGTACCACTTCCAACACCACTCGCACGACTTATATCCATTGATGATAACGGAAGATGTATTTCTGCTATTGTTGGAGTTAAATTTTTATACGAATATACTGGAGAAGTTAATGCTCTATCTGGATTTTTAATACCACTTAACGGGCTGCTTTCGGAAGTCGAGCCAGCTATAGTTGCTGTTAATATTTCAACAGACGTTTTCAATGCATTATATACTAAATCTATTCCACCAGATGCTATCTGAATACCTTTTTCTGCTAATGATGTTGTTGCTTTAGTAGAATCTTCTTTAAATTGATTTAAAAAACTATCACTATTTATTGGTTCTGGAAAATAATATATTTTAAAATGATAACAACCATATTTTTCTAACACATTATCAGATACAATATTTGGTTTATTACCAACTTCATAATGTGGATACCATAATTGAATCGTTGCATTATTATCTTTCGGCGAAAATGGATTTATATATGAGTCTTCTTTTCCCACATTTTTTTTCTCACTTTTCTTTAATAACTCTGATGCGACAACCATATATTGATTCCTCACGAAATATTTAAAAAATAATAATCGGACATTCCTTCGTATAACAAAACACCACTTGTAGAATATATGTCGTATAAATCAGGATCAGAAATGTTTTCTTTAACTAATTTTAAAACTATAAAATTAGTTGTACCATAAAATTCAAATAAATATTTGTTTTCATTTATTATAATATTATTACTATATAATTCAAAAACAGAAATGTTATTATCAATTTGTCCCATAAATAAATATTTGTTTTTAAATTCTCCAATATACATTATTTTATCATATTGTGTATTATTTTGTTCATTTTTTAACTTTAATATATACTTATCATTTTGTAATTGACACAAATAACAAAAATTACCATAAAAATGAAAAACTTCTATATTTTTATATTCTAATTGTAACACATTTGTTATTTTCCAAGCATCAAATATTCCATATAAACCATTATTTTTTAATTTTATTAAATCACATTCCAAATATGATTGAATATGAGTATTTAGTGGGTAAACTTCATCATATATATAATCAGAAAAATACAAAATATCTCCAGAATCAATTATGTTGAACCCATATTTTTCAATATCATTTTTTAAAATATGAGTGTATCTATTAGTATCTTTCATTTATTTCCATTTATAATATATTACTATTATATTTATTAATTATGTTTTATTTAGAATCAATATCTTTGAATTTTAAGAACATTCTTAATTTTTTTCCAATTCTAGTAATAAATTCGTCTAATGATATAATTACATTTTTTCCATCAGAAGTCGAAGTTATTTTAATATTTTCACGATTATCTATAAATCTATACTCGTATATTTTACCATATTCATGTATCGTCAATTGTGTCATATAATCTTCTAATTTTTTTAAATCAAGATTTTTAATATATTTGATTTCATATCTAATACTATTAAATTCATCTTCATCAATATATTCTTGTCTTATATTTTGATGTTGAATTAAGTCTTCTAATTTTATATTATCATAATTAGAATTATTATTTTTTTTTTCTATTAATTCTGTTAACAAATCATCTTTTTTCATAATTATCCACCATAATATATTATCGGATCTAAAATTGTAAAATTAAAAGGATCTTTTTTCTGTATATCTACAAATTTTATTTCAGTAATAACATCAATATTCACAATAATATTTTTAATTTTAACTGCCGAATAATGACCAGAAACATTTTTCATTAATGGTAAGAAGATAGTCATTTTTATATTATTTTCATACCAATTTGTTTTTCCTAAAAATTGATATGTTTGCGAATATTTATTCTTTTCGATTTGACTAATATTTAATATCTTACCATATTTATTATTAGAATTCCAAGTTATATCCATGTCTTCATATTGTGTGTTTATAAAATTATTCATTATATAACTATCACCAGATCCAACATAAAATTCATCGGAATACGATGGTATTATTTCTCCAGTAGTATCGCGAAATAAAATTGGTATACCTGCTTCACTAAAAATGTTTGTCTCATATTCTATCTGAATAGTATATAATATATTATAAGGCATATTATTTTTTACAATATTGTCTATTTTTTTTATTATATCAGTATGTTTTATTGCGTATTTAACACCATTACTGTTATCATAAAAATTATCCGTTGTTTCTATTACATTTTCGGCAATAGTAATAGTGTCGTATTTATAGATACTCATCTGATTAGACATATTTATATCAAATCCAATATAAGAATATTCTGTATTATAATTAAGATTTTTCCAATAACCATTTGGAATATAACTTGTGGATATTGTGCTCACATCTTTATATTTAAATACCACGATAACCTCACTATTAATTATTGGTGAAACATTTTTATCATAAGTTGTCAATATTGTTTTTATTCTAAAAGTTTTAACCGAAGAATCCAGAACAATATCTTTATTTAAATCCATGTAAAACCAATTATCACCATTATTTGTCGAATATAAATATTCGACAGAAGTATTATTTGCTATTACTATATTATCAAAACAAGAAAAAACATCATATTCATCATTTAAAACATAGTTATCACTTATTAACTCATATTTACCAATAGTATATTCATTAACTCCTAAATTTATTTTTAACATTTTGTTAGAATATTGTATGCCATTATCGATAAGATAGCCAAATGAATTATTTGGGAAAGATATTAGCATATCATTATTGATATCATACTTACCATTTTCTACTAATGAGAATAAACATTCTGTATTTGCATATTGACTATATTCTTTAATAAATCCTATAAAAAATTTAGTATTTTTTGGTATATATATTGGTGTTGTTAATATTATCTGATGTTTATTTGAAAAAGTATTTAGGTTTAAATCAGAGATAAATTCAGTATGTATTATACCTTCTTCTGTCATAACATCATCTATAAGAAATCCAAAACAAACAATAATATTACCAGAATAAACATGGTTGTTTGATGCAGGATAATCCAAGAAAAAATCGATATTATTTAACAGTTGATCTTCCGAAAAAGAATATACCTGATAAGTTTCTGGTGCTACCCATAACCAATTTTCCGGTAATATATTGTATTTCAATATATCTGCATAACTTGTAGAACTATTGATTTTTGTTTTTAATCTATCGTCTACATCATTGTATTTATAAATCAAAGTCGGAGATATTATTTGATTTTGAATATAATCATAATTATCATACCTATTGTTATTATTTAATCTAATAGTAGATGTTAATTTTACTAAATCAATATGCTCATCTGTTATATATTTAAAAGAATTTGTTGAAGAAACAGGTTCGAGGTTCTTTCCAAAAATAACATTAAGTTTATATAGTCCGTCATTTAGTTTATTCAAAGTATTAACTAAATCTTCTAGTTTTCCGTGTTGTAATGATGTATTTGTGTCTAATATATACGATGTTGAATTAAATTTATCAGTTACTATATTGTACATATCATCTATTCCAATAATAGCACACTTACCAATTAAATTATTAAAAGAATTCAATTGTATTTGAGATATAAGATTCATGTCGGCTTCAACAAATCCAGCATATTCTTTATTTTCATTCTTGAAATTAGTAATATCAGAATTAATATTGTATTGATTAGTAGAAGAATTTATTTTTTTAGAAGATATTAAATTAGAATACATAGGGATTTTTTCTACCGTGATATTTTTTTGAGAAATATTTAAAATATCAAATGTCTTTGGGTGAAATATATCATTATTAACAACATATTCTTCATTATTTCCATTACTATTATTAAATATAATTTTTAAATCACAAAAATAAATATTTTTACTACAATCGAAATTAATATTATTGGTAATATTTTCTTTTGTGTCAATTATATAATAATTATAAGAAGGTTTTATTGTTTTTTTTGTATTAAATGAAATATTAGGATTAATTTGATAAGATATTTTTTTAAATATTGTTGAACTATTAGTAGTTAAATATTTATTATCTATGTTCAATTCATATTTTTCATCATTATTTAATACTAAATTATTATTATTAAATATATTATCGCAACTATAATATTCATTGTATAAATTATCTAATATGTCAGACGAAGTCTGTTTTATTACTTTATAACATTTTGTAGTATCTTTAACGATATAATTATAAATTTTTCCACTTATGTTGTTATAAATATTATTTAAAAATATACTAGGATAAGTCTTTATCACACCAATATTATTTGAAAACCAATTTTCTTCATACAAATTATTCAAAATAGTCATTTCATAATTATTATTTTGTGCAATAATACATTTAACATCTGGTTTATCTTTTTTATTTTTTATATTATACGAAATATTAATATCATACCAAGTATCTGTTAAACTATCGTATCTAAGATATTTATCAATTGTTATTTCAGTTGATAAAACATGTAATATTGATACTATCATATTATCAGTAGGAACAATTTCTGTCCAGTTTTGATTATATATACCATTACTGATATATATGTGATTTCTTTTAAATCCAATTGCTGGAATTGCTCGCTGTGATAAAACACTTATTCCTTCAATAAAATTAGATCCTGTATTAATTGTATCTATTTTGTTATCAATAAAGACCCACTGAGTATTATTTTCAAAATATATGCCATTATACTGACTTTCTGCACCATCGTTTGGCAATATGTTAATTGAAATTACATAATTCGAAGGATATGATTTTTCATTTTTATAAAAACAAACAATATCACCAGTAGTAAATTGATTTAAATTATTTCCATATAATTTATTTTTTTGTTTATCATAAGATGTAACTTCACAATTGGTCGATTTATAAATATCAAAATCTTTACTCGATAATCTTAACGATTCATTTATTTTATTTAATTTAACATCTGTCTTATTTAATTTATAAGATTCTATGTATTTTTTTAAATCTAATGAATAATTAGATATGTATTCACCATTATTTTTATAAGATAATGTTTTACCATCATAAGAATAACATGGTGGAATAAGTAAACTACCAATGAATAATTTATCAGAAAGGATAGAGTAATCTAATTCTGAAGAAATTTTACTAATTTTTGTTTCTATTTTGTTATCAGAATTTAAATAAATATTAACATTTTGTGGTAATAAATAACTACCACTAAATAAGATTTTATTTTTCACAGTGATATTAACATTATCATTAGTGTTTACTTTTAGACCTTTGTGAATATAATCAATCAAAATATCAGATTTATAATATTCATTAATACTCATATATTTTTCATATAAAAAATTATAGTTATTATTATCTATAATTGTGTTTTTAATCATGATTGCAGCATCATTTTCAAATAAACATTCTTCAAATGAATTTATGTTTATTTTATTTCCATTTTCTAATTTTACTTCTTGATTTGGTATAACATATAAATTCATTGTACCAGTTACTTCTTGTAATTGAGTTATATCATATTCTATAGCATATATGTTGGTTATAGTATAAGTATTGCAGACACCACTTGATACTATTTTAATATCATCGTTTGACGATGGTTTATATTCATAATTATATAAAGACACATATACATTCTTATTAGACGAATCTGCTATACATGAACCAATTAAAACATCGTTATCATCATATACTTTATCATTATTTTTAATAGTTACAGACAGGAGTAGTTCTAAACAAAAAATTGTTTCATACAAATACAAATTACTCATATTGTCTTTTACAGAAAAAGAATATGATACTGGAATAATATTATTATTTTCATCATTATAATTAAATTCTAAATATTTATTGGTTAATGGTGTTGTAATATCAAAATCATATATGTTATGAACAATAACTTTTTCAAATACTTTATCTAAAGTAGGATTATTATTAAATTTTCCAGTAAAAGAAACGACAAAATCTTTTTTTAAATCATTAGTATAATAAGTATTATTAAAAAAACTATATATATCATTGTTATCAATTGTCATTTTTAATTTATAATTAACACCGTACATAGGATCGACAACATTTACTTTTTTGCCATTTTTTATAATTTGATACGCTCTGGTTTCATCAACACTAGAACCTAATCCTTTACTTGCTGTAAAAAAAGTAATATTTTTTATATAATTTGAATCTTCAAATTTATAAATATTAATTCCAAGATTTTTTTCTTCATCTGTATTATGATATATATCCCAAAAAAGATCTTTACAAGTTTGTTTTTCATTAAATAAAAAATATTCAGAATCAATTGGTATTTCTATTTTTGAAGAAATTTCTAAATTATCAACATCATATAACATTAATCCGATTTTATAGTTCAAATGGATATCAGATTTAATTCCATAACATTTTCTAACACCTAAGATTTTCTGATCAATATTAAAATTTATTTTAGCCCATGTTAAATTACCTTCTATATCAAAATCAGTTAATGTTATATTATTTAAATTTCTATTTGCAAATATATTATAACTTCTATTTAAATCTTTAACAAAAGGTGTTTTGATATTATCTATTGATTGATAATAATAATTATTGGAATCGTATTGAACATCATTAGTTATATATATACCAACACATTTTTGTATTAATTTAGGAAATTTATCGATAATCATTATTCTATAAGATTGGTGTGCATCATTAAAAAAAGATTCCGCACTAGATGTACCCAACATATTCAAATTATCAATAAACACTTTGTTATAATTAAATCCTTTATTATATATGTATAATGTCTTTAATGAATTATTTGTACCATATAATATAGAAGTATTTTTATATAATCCATTATTATTTTCAACAAAAACTTTATGAAAAATCCTATTCGTTGTAGAATTTATATTATACCAAGTGTAAGAATTAACATCTAATGGTTTGCCATAAACTGGTGGCACTGATATAATTTTTAATTCCTCTGATTCATCAATATCAGATATTATCATACCATTAGATAATTCTGACCATATCGAATTATATATTTCGATATTACCCTCTATAGATGTTGGTGTAGAAAATTTTTCTGTAAAATAATTTCTGATATTTCCCAAATCAAAATAAAATTTTTCATTATTATATATTGGTAATGTATTTATATTTGACCAAAATAACATCGTTATATTATATGTTCCGCTTGTGAAAGGATGAACACCACTTAATACAAATAGGTAATCTGTACCATCTATTGAAGTATTAATTATTTCATATGCTGTATTACCATATATTATATAAGCATTTGTGTATTCATAAAAAGTCGAAGTATTATATTTTGTATCAAAGTTAGATTTTGATACTTTTATTTTTGTTGAATCAACATTGGTTATTGAGTTATCCAAATTCCAAAAAGTTTTACATAAAAATGAACTTCCGTTATTATAAGCATTATCGAAAATGTTATTATCACAAACGAATGTGTTGTTATTTTCTATAAAAAAGCTAGATTCTGTGGCAAAAGGTGAATAAATAGCATTTACATTAATAAAATTTGAATTTTGTTCCCAATAAGTATACAATGATGAATATCTTAAATCATTATTATTATTATTAGTATCATAATCTATCGAATTTATTTTTGCTATTGCAACATTTTCCCACATATTTCTAAAATTTCTTTGAATAATGATTTCGTCTCCAACATTAATATCCGATATCCCGATTTGTTCTGGATTAAAAGAATTATCATAATATGCTGTAAAATATATACCACTTTTTTTTAATTTATTAACATATATTTCTTCAGAAAAATTATTTCCAATTGTATTATCGTATTTTTCACAATCAAAAACCAATACTTTATTATATTTTAACGACACAAACGAATCGTCTAATCTACCGATGCCACTATTTACTGTACAAATAATTTTGTCTTGTAAATAAGATGAAGAATTTAAATCTGTAGTATCTATATTATTAGTTATTTGTAATCCAGTCAATATTTCATCATCTAACACAGATGTTTTTTTTGTATCTTTTTGTATAAAGTAGTTAAAATCATCAATGGTGTGAATATTATTTGAAAAATTAATTTTAATATTAGCTATTTTAAAATAATGTAATTCGTCTGTTCCAGAATTTATAATAATATCATAATCTTCATTATCTATTAATGCAAAAGATACTGATAAACGATCTGCCCCTATTATATATTCATTTTCGAAATATTTTATAGCAGGATCTAATAATGAATATTTTTCATCAGTATCATCACTAATAACGATATTTCCATCATTCGATATAATGTTATAATTTACAATCATACCAAGCATTATGTTTTTTGATGTGGTTATTGCCGATATATCATATAATATTTCGTCTATTAAAAACATATTCCCATCAAAATAAACAGAAAGTCCTTTAATACAAATATATGGAACATTTGACACATATTTGATAATATATTCTCCACCATATATAACAGATCCATTTTTATATACAGTGTCGAAATGATTTTTAATATTATCATTTATGATGGATTGTATCTGGTTTAACTCACGAGATTGCAATGGTCTTCCAGGAACAAATAAAATTTGTTTATAGTTTTTTGCAAAATTATGTTCTGTTTTAAAAAAATCATCGAAATATGGACTATATTGTAAAGAAGATTTACCTAAAATATTACCCATTGTAAAAACTCCAAATTAAATTTATTATTTACTTGTTTATTTATAGTTTTTATGAAAATTAAATCGAATATCCATATAATGTGATATTAATATCATTAGAATTAGTCGATATAACAATATTTCCAGTAATATTGCCAGCATATTTTGGATAAAATCTACAACCAAAAGTTTTAAATTCTCCAAAAGGTAATAAAAATGGGGTTTGGTCAATTGGATTATTGCCTATTTCTAAATCAATAATAAAATTATTATTATCGACAGTAATATTTTCAATAGTTATATCTGATTCTCCATTATTAGAGATAGTAATTTCTATAAAATTACTAGGTATGTCTACAGAAGTGGTATCAAAAATTATTTCTGTAGTATCGACATATAGTGTAGATACAACATCACCATAAATACTCCCCCAACTAGAGGATTCAGTATTACCCCAAGCATCATAGCCCCAACCAATATTAGTTTCAACATCTGCTGTTTTTTTCCAGACGCAATGTGTCCCAGATGGGTGTATTAGATCTAGTATTATTGGTTTATATAATTCTTCATCCAAATCTGTTTCTAAACGATAAGAATAATAAGAATACCACCAATCTCTATCTTTCGAAACGGTATCAACACCATGTATATGATATAATTTATTATAATTATTGTTTTTTGACGATAACACACTTTGTTTATCACTACTTTTTAAAATACACTTCTCTAATGGAAAAATAGTGCATTTACCACCAAACATCTTAAACATATATAAATAAGAGTTATAATTTCCTTTTGAGTTAAAAAATTTTCTTGAATTTTTTAAAAAATATCTAATATTATTATATTTATAAATTATCTTACCATATTTTTCATCTAACCGTCTTGTTCTTTGTCCAACATCATTTATTTCCCATTCGACAAAAAAAGGAATATTTTCAATATGATATTTAAAATTTTCAGCATAATGATCTAAAAAAGTTAATAATAATTCATTAGGAACTCTTTCTATGTCTATGAAATTTTCTAAATTACTAAGTGTTCTCCAAAAACTAATTTTTGTGTTTCCATTATCGTCAACATATGTTTCTTCAGAATATTCCATCCACTGTTTTACAAATTCTACAAAATCAGGATATTCTTCTAATTGATATCGTGAAAAAAAACGATCTATTAAAACACTTAAATATTTTTGATTTGTTAAATAATTACTTATCATTTTTTATTAACTTCTTTTATAAAAGAATAATTAGTATCACCAAGAACAATTATCGAATTTCCCATAGAATAAAAATTTTCAGAAAGTGATTTAAAACTAAATTCGAACCAATAATTATCAATAGCAATTCTATCATTAGGTAAATATTTATCTATATTCTGGTCTAAAGTAACAGGAATACTCAATGATTCATCAAATACATAATTGTAAAAAAACAAATCATCATATGATTTATATGCAGAATCTATAGAATCAATCGCTAAAATTTGTTTTGGTATAACAAATGGTCTTTCTGTTGATGGTGATATTATCACCCTGCCAGACGAAGAAAGTGTTATATTTGGAAACTCAAAATCTGTTAATTTTGTTATAATAGAATCAAAAACCCAATCCGTATTAGTTGTGATTTCAGTATTAATTGCTAAATGTTTATATAGTTTATTGATACCATAATGACGAAAAAAAGTATCTGTTAAATATAATCTTATTAAACCAGATTTATATAAAATATCACCAATATATTTTGTTTTTCCAGTTGATTTTAATACATATTGAAACGAATAACCAGATGAAGTAGATATGGCTTGTAATTTATCTACATATTGTTCTTCAATATATAATTTACCAAGATCATCTGTTTCTTTAATCTCTTTCAGGTTATATATAAATATCTTTGAAATTACAGTTTTGGTATTATCGTTTTCATCTATTAATTTATTTTTAAAAGCTGTATATTCACTTGTGACAACAGATACATCTTGTATATCTGATACATTATATTTTAAATTTTTATTAAATATTTTTAAAAAATAGTCATTATGTATTGTTGTAGAAATACTATATGGTACAATAATATTTTCACTACCAATGTTTACATATAATTGTTCAGAAATTTCTTTTTTTGTAATATTTTTTAAATATTCCATACTTATAGATATATCACTATGGTCTACCTCTTCCATTTTATCAATAAGAGATGTCAAATTTGATTTTTTAAAATATTTATTGTATCCTCCAAGATTGTTAAAAAAAGTATTAATTGATGCGTTAACTGCTGTATACACCTTATCCTCAGTGTATTTAGTTGGATTATAATACACATTATTATTAACATTTATTTTCACAAATTCTGGAGTTATGAATACTGGATTGATAGTGATAATATTATTGTTTTTACATATGAATTTTAATAAAGTTTTTTCATTTTCTGTTAAAATTGAATTTTTAATATCTATATCATAATTTGTGGCTTTATTACAAACAATACCAGCAGCAGCCATAACTATAGGTTTTAATTTGTCGCCACCGATAGCTTTTATGTTTTTTAATGGAACTACTTTTTGTTGTGCAAAATATGTTTCATAATCTTTATCTATTACGCATCTATGTTGAGCATTAAATGATGCTGGTGATAATTGTCTAATAGATTCTGTTGTTTCTGCGTCTGCACCACCATATGATGATTGTTCGTCTTTAACTATAATTAATACATCTTTTAAATTAAATGTTCCAGTACTACCGTCTGTTCGTTTATATTCTACAATACCTTCAAAAACAAAATTTAAATCACCGTTACCTTCTGAACCATCAGTTAAAAAATAAAAAATATCTAATGAATTTTCTGGAATAGCACCCAAATTTCCATCACCAAATGTTACATATAATCCTGACTCGTCACCTATTAAAAAAAATATTTTTGATTCGCCCATTTTTAATATATAATTGTCCCACAATAACGAATTATTAATGATGTCTGTCTGCCAATCGTTAAAAGTTGAATAATTTCTAGGATTATATTCTAATAATGCTGTATCTAAATTAAAATCAGAAATATCATATAATGGATACCACATATCAAATGTTATAGAATCTTGAATTCTTATTGAATCAGGTGCATCATCTATATTTGGATTTTCTAACAATAATCTTTGTAATGGCTGTTGTGATGGATTAAATTTTGTATATTGTAACTGACCCTGTTTAATTCTATAATAATATATACCAACATTGTTACCATTTATATCATCTTTACCTTGTAATATTCCATTTTTAACAGGTTTATATTTTGGTACACTTTTATTATTTTTTTTATAAAAATCAGACAAATCTGCTCTTAATTTTATTTCTTCTTGTAAAATATATTTTAATCCTTTTTCTGATTTTACTTTAGTATAAACAGGGATAATTATGTCTTCAGATATATCTATATTATAATCTAATAATTTGTTTAATTTGTCTATATCAATAGAAATATCTGCTATAGCACCACATGGTCTTTTTGGTAAATATCCTAACGATCTGGCTAACGCATATACATTTTTATCCATTCTGGCATAAGGTAAATACATTTCGTTAACTGTTGATGCTAAATAATAATTATTATATACTGTAACATATGATAAAACATCTATTAATTCGTTTAATCCACTTCCTTGATAATCCCAATCTTTAAATTTACTAGTGGGATTATTTCTAAATCTATTGATTATACTTTGTTTAATTTCTTCAAATGAAGTGGCTAGAAGATTAGGTTGCATTATTATCCCTTATTTAAAGTTCGATAATTATTTATAATTTATATGTTAAAATCTTTTAAATATTTTTTTATTGTTTTAGAAATTGATTTTGGCATTTCTGATTTTGTTTTGTCCCAATTATATTTTGTTCCGATATCTGGAGCAGTTCTCGTTTGAACTGTAGTAGTCAATGGTGTTTCATATCCTGCTATATCGGAAGTGGTGTTTGCAGCAATACCTGCGTCTCCACCACCATCTTCTTCTCTTATTTGCATAATACCCTTATCCGCAGAAAAAATATTTTTTTCATCAAAATCACCTAGTGACTTAATTAATAAATCATATATTTGTTCCATTCCTGAAGCATCGTCTTTTTTTAATTCACATTTATTATTTTTTTCGGGTTTATTATTAACTATTTCTGCTGTCACATCTACAATTTCGGGTTCAACACTATTAATCATTAATGCTGCGTCATCTCCGAACATTTCTTTAATAATATTGTTAAAAATACTTGTGATATATGCATAATTATCGTCTTTATTTTGTTTCTTTGCTTGACTTTTAGCGGTATCCCATTTTTTTTCTAAAGATTTAACACTACCTTTTCCTTTTTCGGATAAGGATTTGATATAATTATTTGGCATTTATGTAATCTCCGTTGTTTTATCAATTATATTTTTTATTTATTACTTTTTTTAGATATAATTAACAGTTATTAATAATTAAATGAGAAAACATTGAAATATGATAAGATGATATCAGAAGCATTTGCTAATTTTGGATATAAACCTAGACCAAAACAAAAAGAAATTATTAATAATATATTAGAATTATATATTGATAAAAATATAAAAAATGTCGTTGTTTCTGCTGGAACAGGATTAGGCAAATCACTTATAGCATTGATAACAACAGAATGTCTATCTAAATTGAAAAAAAATAATAAAAACAAATTAGCATATGTTATAGCACATACTAATACACTATTGGAACAATATGTAAACTCATACAGTAACGAATTTGATATCGTAAAGGTTATGGGTAAATCACAATATTCATGTCAAGCAATGAATAGTACGGCAGAAGACTGTTTTAGTAAATCTGCTATGAAAAAAGATTCATTTAAACATTTGTTGGGCGCATGTAAGAACTGTGAATATATGAAAATCAAACAATCAATGAAAACAAAAGATTATTTTTTAACTAATTATTCTTATTTTTTCACATGTAATTTGACAGTAGATAATTTAGATGAAAGGCTAATAACTGTTTATGATGAAGCACATTTATTAAATGATCAGTTTGTTAATCATATGAAAATAGAATTAAATTCAAATATGATATCAAAATATAAGAAAGAAGTTGAGACTTGTGGTTTAATGGGTTCTATGATTTTATTAGAACAAATAGAAGAAAAATTTCAACATATCACAGAAACAAATTATGAAGATTTTTTGACATCTTTGTCTGAAACATATGTTTTAATAATAAAAGGGTTACAAGAGTTAATAGATGACATATTAAAGAGTTTAAAAAATTTAATAGATTAATATTTAAATATGTAAACAATCTTAGAAAGATATTAGATATGCATGAATACAATTATATTAGAATTGTGGATATTAAAAAAATCAATAATAAAAACGATAGTTTAGAAATATCTACTGTTTTTATGAACGATATGTTTAGCAAAATCAAAAAATCAGAATATACATTGTTTATGTCAGCAACAATAGATGAATATTATGTTAAAACAACACTAAATATACCAGATGAAGAATTAGGATTTATTAATGCTGGTGGAATTTTTGATCCAGAAAATAAAAGTATTATATTTTGTAATATTGATTATTTTAATTATGAAAAAATGAATGATACAAAATATCTGAATACAATATGTGAAGCAATAAACATGATAATAGAAGAGCATCAAAATGAAAAAGGCATTATTTTAACAACTTCGTTTAAGTTAAGCAGAACAATATATGATAGTTTATCTGTATTCTTAAAAGAGAACGATATTGATTTTAAAATATTTATACAATCAGAAAAAGAATCTTTATCAGATATTCTTAAAATATTTAAAGAATATACTGACAATGGTGTTTTGATTTCACCATCTATTTTTGAAGGAATAGATTTACCAGATGAAACAAGTAGATTTCAAATATTTTCAAAAGCACCATACTATTCTTTAGGTGATAAACGAATAAAATATATTTTGGATAACCATAATCAGATTTATAAAAAATTAGCAATATATCGAATGATACAGGGTTGTGGTAGAAGTTGTAGAAACGAAGATGATTACTGTGTTAACTATTTTCTGGATATGAATTTAAATAAATTATTTAATGATAATGACAACATATGGAAAAAAGAATTTTCTATATCTGAATGGTAATTTTTTCTTGATTTTTTTCTAAAACATATTAAAATATCTCATCTTACTAAATAAAAGTTGTTAAAAACTTTATTTGGTAATAATTATGAAAATAACTGAAGAATTTATAAAAAAATATTTTGAGGAAGAAGAATATAATGTTGTAAAAATAGATAAAACAAATATAACATATGTATGTAGTTGTTTTAATGAATCGTCAACATCGTTAGATTCATTTATGAATGGTAATAGATGTTGTAACATTTTATTAAACGAAAAAAATATAGATGTTGTGACTAGAGATGAGAAAAAATGTAGATCGTGTAATACTGTAACAGAAAATGTTTTTGAATTTGTATCAGAAATTATGGGTGGACAAATATTGATGTGTGAATCATGTAAAATAGATTTTTTAAAAAAATATAAATTTTCTACTTGGGATAATTTAAAAAATTATATTAATGAAAAAATAAATTGGGATTCCAATGGTGAACTACATTTTAAATGGTATCTGGACGAGTTAATAGAAAAAGGATTTGTTGAATATTACTTAATACAACCATCGTCACTCCTTTTAAGTGAAAAAACGGATTTATTTATAGTTAAAAAAAATAATATAGATAGTACTAATTTATTACATCAACACGAATACACACCAGATTTTATAATTGTGTGGACAGAACTAGCAAAAAACATATTTTACACAGATAGTACAAATTATAATAAAAAAATACCATTTTATGCAAACAATAGACCAAATCAATATAATATCAAATCTGATTTTACCATTATTGAAATAAAACCATCCTTTGATTATAAAAATATGACAAGATTATTTACAATTAATCAAAAATGGGTATATTCTAAATTTAACATGTATGTTCAAAAAATAACTCCTGAAAAATTATTTGAACAAACTTTTACACCAAATGCTTTTTTAACTACTGATAAAACAACAAAAGACAGAAAAATAAAATTTAAAACAAAAACAATTTATCAATTTTTAGGAGAAAATAATGAAAATATTAATTTGTAACCAAACAAAATCAATAGAATGTCGAGATTGTGGTTTTTTTATTGGAAAACTTTGTACAGCACCAATTTGTCCCTATAAAATAACAAAATAACAAAACAAAAAAGGAGATTTAAAATGGTATTATCAAAGTATCATCAAGATTTAATATCGAAAAATGTGGCATATGTAAAATCTTATATATATTCCAGAAGATATTCTGCTGAAACACCAGATGTTAAAAACGAGTTGTATTCTCAAGCATTATTAGAAATCACAGAAAGAATAACTACATATGACCCAGAACGGGGTGGTATAACTAATTTTATGACAAATATTTTAGACATATATTTAAAAAATTATTATACCAGAGTAATTTTAGCAAATAGATACGGATTAATATTACCAAATAGTAATAGGACACCAGATGAAAAACCAACACATATGACCAAAGCTACGGCTACTTCTTTAGATAACCTTCGTGATGAATATGATGACGAATATGAGTTAAATTTTTCAAATATATCTAACGAACTTCAACATATTATAAAAATAAAATTACCAAAAATAAAACAACTTTTTATAAAAAAAATATTTTATGAAGACTTAAATCCAAACGAAGCAGAATTAGAAATTAATACTGAATTAAATAATGTAAAAAATTATTATCATTTACACCCATTAGAACACATACATGAAAAAACACCATTGATAAAAAGAGAATTTTACAAATATGTTATTACATCAAACAAAGATCCCGAAAAAGTATATAATAAATTAAAAATAAGATCAGGATTTTATTATAAAGACAGAATTATGTGTGAAATTAGGCATCATTTGAACAACAAAGGAATTAAAAATTTTAATTAGGGGAAAGAAATGATTATTGTAGATTATTCTCAATTGATTCATAATCAATTGTATGTATTAAAACCAGAATTTGAAAAAAAATCTATGGAAGAATGTATAAATTTTTTAAAACATTTGTTTTTTAATCAATTATTAGGAATATGTAATAAATATAAAAACGAAATAGAGGTCGTTTTGTGTTCAGATTATGGGTCTTGGCGATACGATATATATCCAAACTATAAAGCAAGAAGAAAACTCAAAAGAAAAGACGATGGGTTTGATTGGGATTCATTTTGGTCGTTAATGACAGAATTTGAAAATGAACTTAATGAAAATTTCCCTTTTAATTTCATAAGAATTAAAAAGGCGGAAGGCGATGATTGCATCGGAACTTTAGTTAACTATACTATAAACAATAAACCAAATGAAAAAATTATTATAGTGTCTTCCGATAAAGATTTCAAACAATTACATACTACACCAAACATAATTCAATACGATCCTAAAAATAAAAACGAAATGCGAGGCATAAATCCAAAAAACGAACTAATGTATTTAATTCTTAAAGGTGATGATTCTGATGATATTGTTAATGTGAGAACATCTAACACTAATACTTTTATTACAGAAGGTATTAGACAAGTCACAATGTGGCGAGAGACAAATATTTGGGAAAATATTAATAATTCTACTGTTTTTGAAAACCTTATTACCACTGAAGAATTAACATTAAATTTTGAAAGAAATAGAACACTAATCGATTTATCCATGACACCACAAAATATTCAAGATGGTATAATTCAACAATATAATGAAAATATAAAAAACAAAAAAGCAACACCAATGAAATTATTAAAATATTTATCTAATAAAAAAATGAAAAATTTAATTGGTAGAATGGACGATTTTAATAAATTATTTGGTATTAAAAAACATCATGAAGAAAGTGTTGATGATTTATTTTGATTCTTTATCTTTTTCCATTTTCTTTTCCATTGTATCTAAATATTTATAATAGTTTTCGTTTTCTTTTAAATGATCCATAACTATTTCCAAAGCACGAATTGGTTTTTTAGTGTGTTCTAATTCTATAGATATCCCTTTAATAATTTGTGATAATTTGAAATCAGTTATAATACTTTTATCAGCTTTTCCGCCAGTTAATTTTTGCTTGAAATCACCAATATCAAATGCGTATTTGTTTTTTATTTCTTTTCTATATTTATCCCATTTCTTTGTGTTATCAAGTCGTTCTTCTTTTTTTTCAGTTAAAAAATAAGCATTTTTTCTTAATAAAGTATTAGCTGTAATTTTCATGATTTTCTTCTCCGTTTGTATTTAATTTTTTTATAATTTCATTAAAAAAATGATTGAACTCATAATCATGTTCTATTTTTGGATACAAAAGATGATGTACTAATTCATGTATTAATGTGTATTTTATATTTTTATTGTTTTTAGTCATTATTATTATTTTATTAGCTATATAAAATCCAAATATTTTTTCATTATCTATTATTAACTCATCGTTATGACAAATACATATCTCTGGTGGCTCTAATTTTAAATCATAACATAGACTAACTAATAATAATTTTATATTATCAATAGTAAAATATTTAAATAATTTTTTTGTATCTGTTTTAATTACCATAAAAAATATTTATGGTTTTTTAATTTATTTTTGAAATATTAAAAAGAAAATTAAAGAATTATTTTTTGGTAATATCGGAATCACTGTTAGAAATAGTTACATCAGAATCATTAACGATTTTATCTACATCAAGCACATCAATCACAGTATCCACATCGACAACAATTGAATCCATATCAACAATACTATCTGAATCATTAACAATTACTTCTGGAACATCTGCTGTGTTTCCAGTTAATGAACAAATGAGAAAAGCAATACATGCTGCTATAGCCACGAGAATAGAAACAATTGTCTTTTTGAAATTTTTAATAAAATCCATCTTACATAATCCTCCAAGTTAAATTAATCATATCTATTTAGTCTTTTTAGATTTTTTAATTACTTTTGTAGTTAAAATATCTAATTCATCAATAATTTTATCTATATTTTCCTTACTAATACATTGTAAATACATATCTACTTCACTATATTTCATTTTATAAGCATCAGCGATTTTTATTATAGTATCAGAATATTTTGATTCCTTAAAAAATTTTAAAAATCTTTTTTTCTTTGGTTGTATTAAATCGTGGAGCATTCTATAATGGTGGTATTTTGAAATACCATCGTGTTTATTCAACTCACACATCATTAAAGTGTTATTAACGGATGTCACTAGCATTCTGTTAATTAAGAAAGGAGAATACAGTTTTTCCAATTCGTCATCCCAATCTAATTTGTTTTTTTCGGCACAAATGTTATTAAAAATATACCAAATATCTCGTTTTGGTGATTTATTAGGTAATATTTTATCTGTAGATATAGAATTTTCTTCAATATCTGACACAACTAATTCACCATTTATAATATCGAACATATTTATTATCCATTTTTAATAATATCACAACAACAACCAATAAAATTCAATAATTTATCTGGTACAGACATATTTTTTTGCCAATCTGCTAAAATTAATCCAACAGTAAATTTATCATATTTAAATTCATCAATATACATAAATAATTTTGCATAAATTGATTTATAATTAATATTATTATTACTACTAATAAATTCTTTCAATTCATCAAAATTTTTTCTATTAATAATATCAATAATTTTCAATATTACTTTTTTATTAATAGTGTTGTAATGAGTAATTTCGTTATATGATAGATAAGTATTGAATAAATTTTGCCAAATATCTCTATAATCTGGAAAAGAATCTTTTATTATTTTCATAACAATTTTTGAATCATATATGATATTTTCTGCATCAAATATGCTACAAACTTTTTTATGAAATTTTTGACACATTTCGGAATATTCTTCTGGTTGTAATTCAAAATTGATTTTGACAAATCTCGACAAAATGGTTTCATCTAATTCATCAATTTTATTAACTGTAAAAATAAATCTAACCCATTCTGAACATTCTTCGATATTTCTTTTCAATGCCATCTGTCCTTTAGGAGTTAAACCATCTGCCTCGTCTACAAAAACAATTTTAAAAGCATTATTTGACATAGGTGCTGTTTTTATAAACATATTTAACTCATTAGACAAAAAATCTACACCATTTTCATTTTTTTTAGACCCGTCTATATATAGAACATCTTCTGGATTAAAATGCTCTATTAATATATTACTAATACTGGTTTTACCAGAACCTGGATAATCAGAATACAATAAAATATTTGGAATATTATTATGTTTAAAAAAGTTATTAAAAGTATTTAATAACCTATCTGGCAAAATAATTTCTTCCAATGTAGATGGTCTATATTTTTGTGCCCATATAAATTGTGTTAAATCCATTTTCTAAATCTCCTCATTCATTTTTACATAGTAAGTTTTGAATCTAAAATAATACCAGAAGTTGCTGTTACATAAGTATTTCTTAATTGGTCGTCTATCTCTAAATCTTCTAATTTTACAATATCTACAAAATTATTCAAATCAATACTAACATCTCTAAAGTTAGAAGAATTGAATTTTCCTTCAAGAGTAATAGGATGAACAGCAGGAATAATATCGACATTTGATCCTTTAACATAAAGACATAATGCTTTATCTAATACATTATTATCTTTATTAAATTTTCCGACATACATTACTTGCATAATGGTACTAGCAATACAAATTTCACCATCTTTAAATTCATTAAGATTCATCGTCATTTTTTCTTACCTCTTTTTCTAATTGTTTTTTTTCTTTTAATTTTTCTTTATCATAATACTGCACTTTACTTTTTGTTTTTTCTTTATTGTCATCATCTTCTTCTGGTATAATATCTTTTTTCTTATTAAATTTAAATAAATAATATTGCACCCAATCACCAGAACGCACAATATTAGCATTTCCATAAATAAATCTATTATCTGGCTCAATATAATAAATCCAACAATCATATATGTCTATTCTGACTATTTCTCTATTATAAAATTTTGGACATGATTCTAATTTATCTAAATCTTTTAAAATTTTCTCAGATATTTCGTAAATTTCAACAACTATTCGTAAATTAGATTTATCATATTTCATCAATGCTGGAAAAGAACCTAAATCAACCATGATAAATTTTCTATCGAGTGTAGTTTTTTTTATTAATTTAGAATTTTTAAGAAAAGTGTGATTACTCATACCTTGTCTTAACGACCCATATACTGCAACAAAACATTTTTTATCCAACATTTTTCAAAAAGACAGGTTTTATCTGTCTTTCTCCTGTTTTTTCATTTTCATGACAGAATGGACATTCTTGTTTATCCTTATATTCTTCCATTGGGACAACTTTTTCAAACTCTTTTTGACATTTAGCACATTTGTAATCATAAAGTGGCATAATTTTCTCCATAAAGATTGTTTTTCTTTTCTTATATTCGTCACAGCAATATTATTACATTTTTTTTCTATTTTATCAAGTTCTTTTTTTACATATTCTTCAAAATTAATTAAATCTTTATCATCAATAATATTCATTTAGTTCTTCTGTAATATCATCAATATTTTCTTTTAATATTTTTTTCATTTGCTCATTAAACTCATAATTTGTTTCCATAGTTATAAAATCTAATAAACAAGAACATTGTGAATTAGATATCTCATTAGATTTTTCATATTTGCTAATTATTATTGATGTTTTTTGTGCAATTTCTTTTATAACAATAGATCTTTTCTTGGTGTAAAAATCTTTCAAACAATCTTTTGCCATAGATACTATGTCGTTTTCATTCATTTAAACCTCAATCATTAAAATATCATTTATTATATCATTATTTTTAAAAATATAAATATATTTAGAGTTATTTATAAAAATGAGGAAAAAATGAATACTTATTTACAATTAATTAAAGAAAAAGTAGAAAATATAAAAAAACAGAAGAAAATAGAAAAAGAAGTTAAAAACACAGTAAAA